CGAAGCGTTGAAAACCGAACTGGACGAGGCGACCGCCAACAAGGTATTGCACCTGCTGGTAAAAACCTGTGGCGGCGAGCGGGTTTACATTCCGGTCAAGGCGGTGGCCCCTCCGCCCGTTATGCCGACCGATACGCCGAAAAGCCTGCAACAAAGGCTTGGCTGTTCTCGCCGAACCAGTTACCGCAAACTCAATCGACATCGAATATAAATTTGTGCCATTTTTGCCTTAATTTGGCACAGTAAAACTGCCATGATAGCCCCATGGCAGACATAGAATACATCGAACCCTCCTCCATCCGCGCCGGCGACACCCTCGCTTGGCGCAAAGTGCTGTTCGGTTACCCGGCAGGGACCTGGACGCTGGTTTATACCCTGATCAATGCCGCCGCCAAGATCACCATCACAGGCGGCGCCGACGGCTCTGAGCACGTGATCGGCGTCGCCGCTGCCACCTCCGGCGCCTACGCCGCCGGCAAATACGACTATGTCGCCCACGTCACCAGCGGAACGGAACGCATCAGCGTCGGCTCGGGCCGCATCGAAGTGCTGCCGAACCTCGCCGCCGCGACCACCTACGACAATCGCAGTCATGCCCGCAAGATGCTCGAAGCGATTGAGGCATTGCTGTCATCCAAAGCCACCGCCGACCAGCTCGACCTGATCGAAACGCAATTCGACACCCGAGTGATGAAACGCGATCCCGGTAAGCTGCTCGCCTTGCGCGACCGCTACCGCGCCGAAGTCGCCAGCGAAGACCGCGCCGAACGGCTGCGTCAAGGTCTCGACACCGGTCGCCGGATTCAAACGAGGCTGGCATGAGCAAGATCATCATGCCAGCCGTCCGCCAATGGCAAACCGCCGAGACCAGCCGGTTTCTCGAAAACTGGCCGACCTCCGGCCGCCCACCCGACATCGACATCCGCTACGGCCTCAGAACGCTACGCGCCCGCGCCCGCCTGGACGCGCAAAACGTCGATCATGTGCGCGGATTTTTGAACATGGTCGTCGCCAATGTCGTCGGCCGCAACGGCGTGGTCCTGCAATCGAAATCCCGCATGACCAACGGCAAGGCCGACAAGAAGCTGCAAGCCTTGGTCGAGGAGCATTGGGACAACTGGAGCCGACGCGGCGTTTGCGATGTGACCGGGCAGTTTTCCTGGTCGATGCTGCAACGGCAGGCGATCCGCACCGCCGCCCGCGACGGCGAGGCGATCTACCGCGTCGCGACCGGCTTCGACAACCCGTATGCGTTCGCCTTGCAGGAGATCGACCCGGAATGCCTGGACATCAATTTCAACCAAAGCCGCGACCGAGGCCGCCCCGAGATCCGCATGGGCGTCGAGTTCGACCAATGGCGCCGCCCGGTTGCCTACTACCTGACCGAAGAGCCTAGCCTTAACAGCGGCTATGCCAGCACAAGCCGGCATGAGCGCGTCCCGGCATCGGAAATCATTCACCTGTTTTTGCCGGAATGGACATGGCAATCGCGCGGCGTGCCGTGGGCATCGACCAGCCTGAGCCGGCTGCACGTGCTGTCTTCCTACGAAGACGCCGAAGTCGCGGCCGCCTCGGTCTCGGCGCGTAAGCTCGGCTTTTACAAGACCAGCCCGGAAGCGCCGCCGGAGTATCTGGACCAAGTCAACGAGCCGAGGTCGGTTGACATCGGCGTCGGCGAGTTCGAACAATTGCCGCCCTACACCGAATTCCAGGGCTGGGATCCGCAGCACCCGTCAACCGCATACGGCGATTTCGTCAAGGCCTGCCTGCGCTCGGTCGCGACCGGCCTCGGCATCAGCTACAACACCCTGGCCAACGACCTCGAAAACGTCAACTATTCCAGTCTCCGCCAGGGCGCCTTGCAAGAGCGCGATTTGTGGATGACGACCCAAGACTGGTTCGTCGAGTGCTTCTGCCAGCCGATATTCGATAAATGGATAGAGCAGAGCTTGGCCAACGGCATCCTGGACGCAATCCCCGGCCGCAAGATTGCCGAAGCCCGCCGCGTCGGCTGGCAGCCGCGCCGCTGGCAATGGGTCGACCCATTGAAAGACATGGAGGCGAACACCGCCGCCGTGGATCTGCGCACCCGCTCGATCAGCGACATCATCCGCGAGCAGGGCCGCGACCCGCAGGATGTGTGGGACGAGCTGGCCAACGATATGGAGACGCTGAAAAAATTGGGCCTTGAAATTACGAACAATCAACCGCAGGGCAATGCAAATGCCGCAAGCACAGACCAAACAAATTAAAGGCGCATCGTTTCAGCGCTTTTTCCAGATCGAAAAACGCGCGATTGATGCAGAAAGCCGCACTGTAGAGCTGGCGTTCAGCTCGGAGACTCCCGTCGAACGCTGGTGGGGATTAGAGATTCTGGATCACGCCAAAGGCGCCATGCGCATGGACCGCATCAGCCGCGCGGCGCCCTTGCTGCTCAATCACTGCATGGAGGAGCAGATCGGCGTGATCGAATCGGTGCGCATCGACAGCGACAAAGTGGGCCGCGCCGTGGTTCGGTTCAGCAAAAATGCGGAGGCCGATGAAATCTTCCTGGATGTCGTCGACGGCATCCGGCAGAACGTGTCGGTCGGCTACATGATCCATGAAGCCGTTCTGGAACAGCAAAAAGAAGGCGTCGACACCTATCGGATTACCGATTGGGAGCCGATGGAAATATCGATTGTTTCAATTCCTGCCGATACGTCGGTAGGCGTTGGGCGGAATTTAAACACTCACCCGAAAGAGGAAAGAAAAATGGACGACGAGAACGTCACCGTTGAAAGCACCGAAGACCAAGTCGGTCAGGAAGAAGATCGCAGCGCGCCGCAACCGGGCTCCGCAAAACCAGACGGCAAGCGCGATGCAGTCAATGCCCGCATCCGCGAAATCGGCGCCCGCTTCGAGATGAGCCGCGAAGCCGAAGATCACATCGCGCTGGATGCCACTGTGGCAGAATTCCAGGCAGCCGTTCGCGCCAAGCAGGCAGCGCGCCTGAAACCGGTCCCATCCGCGCCGCGCGTCGATGTCTCAATGCCGCGCCGTTCCGGCCGCCTGAAGGCATTCAGCAACGACAGTCGCGGCGAAGAAGCGGCCTACCGCTCCGGCATGTGGGCACAAGCGGTGCTGTTCGGCAACCGCGACGCGGAAAGATGGTGCAAGGATTACGGCGTGCGCGTGATGACCGGCGGCGCGCCGGGTCAATCCGTCATCGTGCCGGATGAAATGATCCTGCCTATCATCGACCTGCGCCTGCAATACGGCATCGCCCGTCAGCATTGCTATGTACAGCCGATGAACAGCGACACCGCCACCGTGCCGCGCCGCAAATCCGGCGTCACCGCCTACTTCGTCGGCCGTGGCGACTCGACCACCGAAAGCGACGCCGCAATCGACGACATCCAGTTGGTTTCCCGCGAAGTGGCCGCGCTGACCCGCATCAGCAACAGCTACGCGGCCGACGCGGCGATCAACCTGGCCGATCATTTGGCCAACGAAATGGCCTACGCCTTCGCGGTCAAAGAGGATCAATGCCTGTTCAACGGCGACGGCACCTCGGCCTACGGCGGTATCCAAGGCATTCGCTCCAAGATTCTGAGCAAGGCCGGCGCGGTCACCGCCGCGACCAACCACGACACCTTCGCGGAGATCGATCACGACGACCTGGTCAGCGTGATCGGCGCCCTGCCTAACTTCCCCGGTATCAACCCGAAATGGTATTCATCAAAACGCGGCAACGCGCTGGTATTCCAGGCGCTGAAAACCGCCGCCGGCGGCAATTCCGCCCGCGATCTGGAAGGCCGCCCGCTGAATGAATACCTCGGTGATGAGATCGTGCTGACCGAAGCGATGCCGACCGCTATCACCACGCTGTCCGGCGCGGCGATGCTGGTCTATGGCGACCTGAACATGGGCGTCACCTTCGGCGACCGCCAGGGCTTCGAGATCCAGGTCTTGCGCGAGCGTTATGCCGAATACCGCCAAATCGGCATCCAGGCCGTTGAGCGTTTCGACATCAACGTCCACGGCGTCGGCGATGCGACCAATGCCGGCCCAATTGGCGCGTTGATCGGCGCCTAAGCCCAGTCAATGACCGGCGATCCGTCGCCGGTCTGGCATAACCCGTTTACTGAGAGCACACCATGAACAGACTGCAAAATGTGAAATATGTCAGCGTCACGCCGCCCGGCGCGATCCTGGACAATGCCAGCGCAACCACCGCCGAAATCGACAC